AATAAGTTTTTCATGGATATTTCTATTTTATTAATAAATTCATCCATTGATAATGCGTCTTTACATTTTTCATTTAAAAATACATTAATATTAAATTTGTTTTTATTTATATTATTATTATTATTACCTATCTTAGGTATTAATTCACTAATTTGTTCTTGTTGTTTTAATAACATATTGCGCATTTCTTTATTTTCATTAATTAACTCTAAAAACATACATTTATAATCTATAGCCTTATCACTATTATCTATATGAGTATTATTTATAATACATTTTTTTTCATGTTTCCATAATCCTGAATTATGTTTATAAATTTTATTACAATTACTACATTTAAATAATGCGTTTTTTTCAGTTTTTTTATTTCCATTCATTTCCATTAGCTTATTTTTATGCTTTATGGTATTATTATGTCTAGTATAATCTGTTTTATTGTTACTATTATAGTTACAAAAAATACATTTATATTTATAATCAGTTTTTTCAGTTTTTTTTATTTCCATTTATTTCTATAATTGGAAAAGAAAAAAACGTCTAAATCTTTTTCAAAAAATAAAAATAAAAGGTTCAGTAACACTTTTTATTTTTCAAAAATATAATTAAGAGCATTATGCTGTAAAGTCATTTTTGCGTTTTTTTTTACAATTCTCAAATCGAAAAATTAAATTTGGACATTTTTTTATGTCCATTTTTTAAAAATGGAATGAAGAATTGAAAATAAAAAAAACGTTATTTGTTACTAACCAAATCATAAAATCATTATTTTAATAAATATATATATAATTTTATATTGTATTTGATTTGGTATATAAAATCACAATAATTATTTTAAAAATATTAAAATAAGTTAATACATATTAAATATATTATTTTTATTAATAAAATGAATAAAGATAATAATAATGAAATTATTTTAAAAAAGTTAGATACAAATCACTTTTCTATAAAATTAGAATTAATGAATAAAAATAATTTAGACATATCAAAATTAATAAATACCAATTTATTTAAATTAATTGGCACAATAAATAAAGATGTAATAGAGGGAGTTGAAATTATCAATAATATTTCTGAAAGTGAAGTAGATTTACTATATGTATTTAAACGATTTGGAAAAGAATTAGGATTATCTCAAAAATATATGTATATTAAAAGCTTATTAATAAGAGAGAAGAATAATTTCTATATTAAAAATTATAGTATTCCATATAATTCTCAAATAGGCTTTGACTGTATAAAAAATGATTTTGGTTATTTAAAAATAGAAGAAAAGGAAAATAATGTATATGAAGTTTCATATGAATTTAAAATGACTATAGAAGAAGATTTACCTAGTTATATGGAAAATATTATAGGTAATTTAATGAAAAATATATTTATTAATTTTAAAACATTTATAGAAAAAACTTATAATAATATTAATGAGTAAAATAGTTTTTTCACTATTTAAAGCATTAAATAATGCTGTCTACAACTTTATTTTTACTTTTGATAAAAATAAATTTTTTATAGATTTTGTAGAATCTTTATCGAGAGATAATATTTTTTATATTAAAATTTTTCAAGGTATATGCAATAATACAAATATTTTTAATAAAATACAAAGCGAATATCTTAAAAAATTTCTTGATAATGTTCCATTCAATAATAGTGAACTATATCATGATTTGAAACCAGAATTAGAAAAAGTAGGCAAAAAAAATGAAGAATTAATAATAGATTTAGATACATTAGAAATAATTAATTCGGGTGTAATAGGTGTTGTATATAAAGCCAAAATGAGAGAAAAAACAGTTGTAGTCAAAGTAATAAAAAATAATATTAAAAATAAAATTTTTCAAGCTTTAAATGAATATGAAAAAATTATTAAAATATTAACATATATTTCACTATTTAAATTTTATTACATAGATGATATTTATTACTCAAATAAGAATTTACTATTACAACAATTAGATTTTAATTTTGAAGTTGATAATATTAAAAAATTCTATAAAAATAATAAAAATACCGATTATGTAGAAATACCATTTGTTTATGAAGAATTTACAAGAAGTAATAATAAAATTATTGTAATGGATTATTTAGATGGTAGAAAATTAGATAATCTCGAAGATGAAGAAAAAAATGAGTATTTAGAACAATTAGTAAATTTTTCATTTAAATCTATATTATTTAATAGAATATTTCATTGTGATTTACATCCTGGTAATATAATATTTTTAGATAAACCTAAAAGATTAGGTATTATAGATTATGGAATTATTGGAGAAATTACAAAAGAAGAACAAGAAAATATTTACAACTTTTTCAATGAAATATTTAAAAATAAAAATTATCATGAAGGTTCTAAAATATTAATAAATAATTGTAGTAAACTAGTTAATAAAGATAAAATAATAATTTCAAATACAGATACAATAGATAAAATTTCTTCATTAACAAATGATTTAGTAGATGATAAATTTAATTTAGATGCTGACTTTATTTATCAAGTTAATAAAGTTTTATATAAAGAAAATTTAAAATTAGCTGAATTTTTCTGTAAAATAGAGCTTTCTTTTGGTATTTCCGATAGTGTATGTAAGCAATTATTAAATAATTCAAATTTAATACATATAGCAATAAAAATGTTTGAAAATTTTAATATATAATAAAAATTGATATAAAATTTACTTTATTTTATATCAATAACTAAGAACCAATGAATATTATTCTAATTGATATTAGCTATTACATCTTCTATAGGTATTATGCTCTTCATTCATGGTGGAAATTAGCAAAACCAGATGAAGAACTAACAATCCCAATTGAAAATGAAGAATTTGTTGAAAAATTCAAGAAGACATTTGTAGAAAAAATAAATGAAATACCAAAAAAATTAAAAATTCATAAAGAAGCCTTTAAAATCTTAGCTGGAAAAGATTGTCCAAGAAATACAATTTGGCGTCATAATTTAATAAAAAAAGATTCTGAAATGAAAGAATACAAAGAAAATCGAATTTATGATGATACATTTATGGGAGGACCATTCTTCAAGTTAGGTTTAGAATTAGTTCAAACAATGAAAATACCTATTCTCTCACATGAAACATTTGAAGCAGATGATTGTATTGCTATTTCGACAAAATATTTAAAGCAAAATCCAGAACATAATATTTATATTATAGCTAATGATATGGATTATTTACAATTACATGATGACAATGTAAAGATTTATGATTTAAAATATAAAAATTTGGCTGAAAATAAGAAATGGAGTGGGGATCCAAAAAAGGATTTATTTTGTAAAATTGTAATGGGTGATAAGAGTGATAATATTAATAGTGTATTCAAAAAATGTGGAATAAAAACAGCCTTGAAATATTACGAAGATGAAAAATTATTTCAGGAAAAATTAGCCCAAGATAATAGTAGAGAATTATATGAAATTAATAAAAAATTAATTGATTTCAATGAAATCCCACAAGAATTACAAGAAAAATTTTTATCAAAGGTTCAAACTATTTTAGAGTTTAAATCATAAACATTACATAAATTATCTTCTTCTTATAGGTTTTCTTTTAGTTCTCTTTTTTATTTTTCTACCACCTTTTTTTGTTTTAAAATTAGTGATATATCTTCCAGGCGTTTTCTCTATTTTGAAAATTTTTCTTGAAACCGCATTATTTAACATTCCTTTTATCTTATTTCTTCTATTTTTACATGATAATTTAACATTTTCTTTAACTCTTTCTAATGCGTCTTTACCAGTTTTGATTTGACGATATATTCTTACTTCTAATGTAATAGATACTTTTATACTGGTTCCTTTTTTTAAGTCAACTACAGGTGTTAATAAATTATCTTTTTCTTTAAAATTAATACTAGGTTCTTCCTTTTCTTTTTGTAACATGTTTATTTTTTCTTCAATTTCTTGTTTTAAATTGCTGTCTGTTTCTTTTTCTTTTTGCTCAGTAAGTTTTTTAATTTGTTCTATTTTATCACGTTTGAGAGTTAACTCATAATTTTCTATTAATTTTTGTTTTTCTTTTTCAATAAGTTTACTTTTATCTTTATTGAATTTTTCAAAAGCTTCTTTATTTAATTGTGATTTTAAATCTCTGTATTCTTTTGTATTTTCCATTTCTTTAGTAATTGTGAAATTAGGTGATACTTTAGAACTGCCAATTAATATTAGCTTCTCTCTATATAATTTTTTAATATTATCAGCTATATATTTACTTATAAATTCATTCTGTAATTTTTCAATATTTATAGATGGTAATTCTGTTGGTTGAATAATACGAATATTGAAATTTTTTTCATTGGATGGTTCATTTATAATTTTCAATTGATTAGAATTTAAATAATAGAGAGAATTCCGCGGGAAAACTTCAGTTATTAAAATTTTTATATTATGTTGAAGTATTGCCTTATTTTTCTCTCTTATTAACTTATTTAAAGAATCATTTTGGCTATCTAATTCTTTTATTATTTTTAATATTTCTTCTTTATTTTTAATATATTCTTGTAATAATTTATTTAAATTATCTAATTCACTTGTTTTATTCTCTTTTTCAACCTTATTTTCTAATGTTTTAATTTTTTTTTCTATAGATGTAATATTTGTATCATCTTCTTTTATCGCTTGTTTAGTTGTTTCTATTTTACTATTTAATTTAACTAATTCACTTCTTTTTTTTTTATCATCTTTCGTGGTTTCACGCATATCAATGCTTTTTGTTAATTCACTGAGAAGAACCTCTTTATTTTTTTTAACTTTATCTAAATCTTTTAATAAATTTTTCCGTGTATTTTCAATCTCATTTTTCTTTCTAGAATCATCATATTGTCTTTTTTTTTCAATTGATGTTTTTTTACTTTCTAAACGAAGAATATCTTCATTAATTGGTTTTAATATTTCATATTGTTTAGTAATTTTCTTTTCATTATCTTGAATACTTTTTATACTTGTTTCTATAGTAGGTTCTATAACTAAAATTGTATTATTTTTATCATTTAAAATTTTATTTAATACAAATTTGTTAGTAAATAACTGTAATAAATATTTTTTTCTTAGATCTTTATTTAATAGTTCTTTATCATAATTAGTGTATTTTAAATATAATGAAAAATTAGATTTAATTTTTTGAATATCTATTTTAGCAATATTAGTAACACAAAATTCTTGATATTGACTAGATTTATTAGTATTTATATTATATTTATAATCATAATCAGTTCCATAGACATCTCCCTTTAAAATAATATCAGGTTGAAATTTAAATATACTATTTTCAATATAATTATTTTTTTTACTAATATCAGTAGGTGATGACATATTATTATATATTCTTGATATAATAATATTAATTAAATAATATATTTTTATCTGTAAAAATCAAACTTTCACCTGTCATATTTTCAATATTTTTTTGCCTAACATTATTTAATATTTCATAAGCTTTATTTACTTCATCATCACTAATTATATTATCATTATTTTTATCAATTAACTTTTTAATTTTCTTGTATTTTTCAGGTAATATACAATAATTGCTCTCTTCATGAAAAATTGTATTTGCTAAAACAATAAAAGATGCGGTTACTATTATGGAGAGAATAATATCTTTTGTTCCAACAAAAACCATGGCAAATATTAATATTTCTCTTCCAATTTCATTACGCATATATTCAGCTTGAGAATCGCTAATTTTTAATTCAATATATTTAGAACCTATATTAAGAAGTAACATAGAGAATGCTGCTAATAATTTACTCTCATTGATATTATGTAAATATTTATTAATAGATCTAAACATAGTATATATTAAGAAGACATAAATATTTATTAAAATTTAATAATGATAATTAAACTTTTTAATATGATGTTCTATATTATTATATAAATTGTTATAGTGTATCCTAAAACTTCTTTTTATTGGATTAAAAATATTATTAAAGCTTTCTTTTATAGATGAAAATATTTCATTATCGCTTATAGAAAATCCTTCTTTGTTTTTATAAAAATAAGATAATAAAAAGAATAAAAAAAATAAAAAAAATAAAATTAATAAAAATATTGTAAATAAATTAATAATATTTGTATATTGAATTTTTCGCTTCATTTATATAGTTTATTATTATTAAAATATTACCATATATATTTTTTTCCATAATATTTTTGACTAGGTCCAGTCTTACTTAGAATGCCATCTAATAATTCTATATATTCGACTTGTAAATTTTCACGAGTTTTAGATAAATAATAAAACAATAAACCAATAAAAATTAAAAATAGTAAGAAATATAGTTTAGGTATTTTCATTATATAATTTAATAATATTTTTTGAGTATATTAAAAAAATATTATTATCTCTTTTTTTTATAAGTATGAATCCTCATTTATTAAATGCAGCACCTTTTAATAGTGATGAAGAAGAAAATAAAAATATAAGAGAGGAAAATAATAAAAGATTATCATCATCATTAAATAGAACTATTAAAAATAGAAATAATAGCGAAAATAATGATAATAAAAATAGAGAGAGAAATAGAAGAATTCAAAAATTATTAAATGACAATAATATGAATAATAATTTAACCAATAATGAAAGTGATGACTTAGAAGATTTTAACCCACCATCACATCCATCTATTCAAGAACCAAAAAAAATAGTAAAAGAAAACTTCACTTTTGATAATATGAAAAGTGAATTATTACACAATTCTGATCAAGAAGAAGAATCTCAAAAACAACAAAATGATAATCCAGTGAATAAAGAAAATTTTCAACAATTACCAGCGAATAATTTACAACAATATTATGAAAAATATAATGCTTATTTAAATAGTGAAAATAATTATAATAAGCAATATATAAGTGTTTCAAATGAAGAATTGTTAAAAAAAGTAGATAATATTTTATTTTTATTAGAAGAACAGAGAGAAACTAGAACTAATTATGTAACAGAAGAATTAATATTATATGTATTTTTAGGAATTTTTGTCATATATTTAGTAGATTCTTTTGTAAAAGTAGGTAAATATATAAGATAATTAAAAAAATGTTATAATATTATTATCATTAATAGTATCAAAATTATAATTATATATGTAGTAATGTATATTATTATGAAAATTTAAAACATTTTTCTTAGAGAGAAATGTTCTTATAATATTGTTATAATAAAGATCATACATATAAATATCTACATTATTGTTATTAATATTTTTTTGTATATTTTCTAATGATTTTAAAAATCCATAATAAAATATATTATTTTCACAATTATTATAACTACTTATTAGATAATAATCTGTTTTTTCCTTTTTGAAAATATATAAACTTTTTATTGAATTATTAAAATATAATGTAAATATCAATAACTCTTTTCTCTCTATTAAATGTAATATATCGTGTAAATTTAATATAAATAAAGCTGATATGTTATTTTTATTTTCATTAATAAAAGAGATTAATAAATTAATATTTTGCTTATTAATTTCTAGTAAATTATAGAATAATTTAATATTTTTATCTTTTATCCTGTTGTTTAATTTGAATTTGTAGAGAGAAATAGTAATTAAATTTTGTAAAACATCTATTTTTCTATATGTTTTAAATATAAATATATTATGTATTTTTCTCTCATGAGATATGTTATATATGTGTGTTTTGAATAATTTATAATTTGTTTTATCAAAATTAATAGTTATAGTATCGCTTTCATCAGAAATAACATAAGATTTATATGTATTATTATTAATAGTAATATTAATTGGTATACTAATGAGAATATTTTTTATTTTATTACTATTTTCAAAAATATTAGTTTCATTATTAAATACTTTTTCTTTTGAATATTCTAGAGAAATATATGAATTATTGGGACTTATATCAAAATAATATTTTTCAATTATATCTTCATTAATAATATTTTTATCTATAGAGAAGAAAGTATTCGTTTTTATATTAAGAAAATCGCACCAAATATCAATTATAGGTAATTCTTTATTTATTACACTATTTTTTTCCTTTATAAAATAACCTCTAGTATATTTATTCTTTATAGGTATATTATTCCAAAAACCTAATTTTATTTTTATAAAAACAATTGTAGATAAAAGCAATAATATAGTAATTATTATAAAATAATAAAATATATTATATTTATTATTATAGTAACTTATATAATAAATTAGATAAGCTCCACTTGTATTTATAATATAAAAAGTCCAATAATATACTTTGTTTAAAGTTTGATATAATATATTAGTAAAATTATTACTAGAAATATTAGTGAATAAATTCATATAAATTAATTATGAATTTATTCTGGCTTATATAACCAATATAAATAATTATTTTTATAATTAACATTATCCATTTCAGCATAGCCTTGTTGAATAAAACCAACATCTTTCGCTATTGACATAATAGCCTTTTGACTATTCATATAATATTCATGCTCATTTATTCTAACATTATCATTATTAAAAATAAATTTCTCTCTAAAAAAAGCATTTGGTTTATTTATTTTTTTTTCTGAACAATTATCACAATTAATATCAAAATTAGATTTGTAGTCAAAATCTTTGAACTGTATATTGCTTTGTGTTAATCTATTATCGTTTTTCAATTGTAAAGATAATAATTCAACAACATCAGCTGATGGTAATACCGGATTGAAATTATAAATATCAACTAAATGAAGTATTAAAACTCCTCCTGGTATTAACCATTTAAAACAATTTTCAAAGAATTGTTCTTTATCTTTTATAGAATATATTGTATAATTTAAACAAGAAATATGAGTAAATTCATTATCTTGAAATATCATATTATCAAGAGCATCAGCTAATTTGAAATTAAGTTGAGGATAATTTTGTTTAGCTATATTAATCATTTCTTGAGAAATATCAATACCAATACAATCAATATTATTCTTATTTAATAAATTAACATGATGACCAGTTCCACATCCAATATCTAATACTTTTATTATATTTGTTGGAACTTTTTTATTTATAATTTCTCCAACTTCATATGTATTTTTTACATCATCTTGTGTTAATTGGTCATATATTGAAACGTAAAAATTATCATAAATATGATTTCCATAGTATTTTATAAATTTTTCACTTTTATCTATGAAATTCTCTCTTTTAACTAAATCTATTTTGTTGACAATTGTAATTATTAATATTAATATTAATCCAAATAATATTTTTTCTATTAATGAACTTTTAGTTATAAATTTGAAATTCATCTTCTTATATGTATTAAATATTTATTTTTTTTATATTAAATCTATAATATGAATAATGATGAAATTAATGATAAACGAACTATAGAAGAATTTAGATCAGTTACATTTTCAGAATATTCTAGAAGTAAAGTAAAAAAAATATTATTAGAATCATTAATAAAAGGAGAAATTGAACCGGCATGTTATTGGTCTGCCGAGTTAATTTGCTCAGGCTTATATCAAGATATATGGGAAATAATAATATTATATACAAGTAGATATATTTATGTAAGCAATCCAAGATTACCTTTATATATAGAATTACGGTTAGAAAATTTTAGAGAAATAATAAATAATGGATTTAGTGATAATATATTAAAACTTAGAAATAATGAAAAAACAAGAAAATTATTTGCCGAATTAATTTCTATGTTATGTTTTTCTAAAAAGCGACATGCTTTTGAAAGTTTAAATATAAAAGATAAAGAAGAATTTAATATAGCGAAGTTAACAACAAAACTTAAGGCCCCAAATGTTGATTATGCTAAAAACAGCTTTAAAAAAGATGATCCTAGAGAATTATTAATATGTATAAATGAATTCGCATATCATTTATCAAAAGATTCAAAAGATATAATTCAAGCATGTTACTGGATAGAATGGTTGATTGAATATGAAAATATATGTAAAAGTAAAAAAATAAAATGTCAATGTGAAAGAAGATTATTTGCTAGTGTCGATGATAAATTTCAAATGGAAATTATTTGGATCATATGGGACGCTATATTATCTGAAAGTGAAAAGAGAGATAAAAATATAAATAAAATAATAAAATCACTATTAAATTTATTTTGTATTAAATATAGTTCTGGATGTAAAAAACGGCGAAAATATATTTTATATTTTGCATGTAATCTTTTAACTGAAAAAATTGATATAAGTATTCCAATTATTAAAGAAAAACATAAAATAGAAATAATAGTTAATAAAATAAATATTATTTATAGAGAAATTAAAAAATGTGAAATTAAACCAGATACTGATTATTTATTTAATGGTCTTGAGAAAAATAATATAGAAAAAACTATTGAAAAAATTGATAAAATGAATGAAATGATGAATATTTAATCTTCATATTTAAAAATTAACATCGAATGTTTTCCACTACCTACTTTATTTGGACGAACACGATTTAAATTAGACGATGATAATGCATAATAAATAACATCCTTTCCTCGCATATTTAGTCTTTTAGACATAGTTTTACAACTATAAGTAACATTTTTATTATTAGATAAAAATTCTTCTACGGGATTCATAATAATATTATATGAATACATATTTTTAAATAGTATTAACTTATTTTTAAAGTTATTTCTATAAAAAATAATAATTTAATTAATATAATACTATTATGACTAATTCAACAATTTCAGAATTATTAGGTAATAAAAATAATAGAATGTATAATATTGGAGATAATAGTAATTTAAATAAAGTAACAACAAAAACTATAACTACTGGTAATTTAAATATAGGAATTAATGGAAATACTATAAAATTTACTTACCCTAATGATTTAGTCGGTAATGGGTATTCTTTAGTATTACCGAATACATTAGGTCTTTCAGGAGAGTTTTTGGGAATAGATGATAACAATAAATTATTGTGGCGTAATCCAAATATTATGAAAAATGTTTATTTTAAATACGGATATAGTCTAAATACATCTGTAATTAATGAAACTTATACAAAAGGACAAATTATTTTTCCCGATAATTATAATATTACTATAAAACCATCATCGACTACTTGTAAATTATTTTTTCAATTTAGATGTACATTTATCGCATCTTTTAGTGCTGATACTGCTATCACATTTTATATATTTAAGATCATTAATGGTATAGAAACACAAATACAAAGTGAAGAAAATTTAGGTCCCACTAACGCGGCTGGTACAAATAGATCACAATACATTGCACATACAATTATTGAACCAGAAACTTTAGATGATATTGAAATAAAAATTGGTTATTCTTTTAATAATGTAAATGTTAGGGGTCCGTCATTTTCAAGTTTAGTAAACAGAGTTGGAATCCTTGGTAAAAATGATATTGACCCAGATAATCAACGAATTGGTTATTATAACTATAATAACTCTATATTTGTAACCGATTATGACGGAGCCGGAGGAGCACATAGTACATTATTTTCTAAATCTCAAGATAATGAAAGTATATATTATAATTCAGGGACAATATTTGTAGGGAATAATTTTAATAGTTATAATACAATTGATATTCCTGGAATATCTTTAAAAACATCTGAGGGTATAAGCGCTCCATTATTTATTGGCAATATAAATGGGAATACTATTTCTACAGATAATATTACATGTTATAACTTAAATTCAAACGTAATATCAACAAATGTATTAAATGCCAACGTATTTAATTCAAATTTTTTAACAGGTAATAATATTATTACAACTAATATAGGATGTAATTATTTAGATTCCAATATAATTTTTGCTTATGATATTTCAGTTAATAATAGTTTAAAAACCAAAGATTTAGATGTTTTTGGTAATTTACACGTTCATGGAACACAAACAATTGTTAATTCCGAAGTTTTAAATATTGCTGATAATATTATTATTGTTAATGCAGATGGTAATATAGAAAAACAAGCTGGAATACAAGCAAATATACAAGGAAATTATTATAATTTATTTTATGATAATTCTTTAAATGGTTGGTCTATTTACAACGCAAATCTATATTTAAATAAACTATTTGGGAATAGTATTTCATTATCGGAAAATATTAGAGCGCCTTTATTCAATGGTAACTTATCGGGTGATTATGCTAATTTAACAAATAATGTTAGAGCGCCTTTATTCAATGGTAATCTAATTGGTGATTATGCTACTTTATCTGATAATGTAAGCGCGCCTTTATTCAATGGTAATTTATTAGGAACAAATGCTACTTTAACAGATAATGTAAAAGCGCCATTATTCAATGGTAATTTATTAGGAACAAATGCTACTTTAACAAATAATGTGAAAGCGCCATTATTCAATGGTAACTTATCGGGTGATTATGCTACTTTAACAAATAATGTGAAAGCGCCATTATTTATTGGCAACTTAAATGGTGATATAATTAAAAATAATTTATTATTAGATGTAAGTTACATAAATATAAATAATATTTTAACGGGAAATAAGAGTATTTTAAATATTATTTCAAATTCTTTAAAAATAAATAACAGAACAACAATAAATAATACTTTGGATGTATCAGGAGCAACAACGCTTAAAAACACATTATATGTTAAAGATACTACCTTATTGAATAATACATTATATGTTTCTGGAGCAAGTTCATTAAGTGATAGTTTAGATGTATCAGGCGCAACAACAATAAATAATACATTATATGTAAAAGAAAATGCTTTTTTCAATAAAGATATAACAGTAACTGGTAATCTTAAAGTTACTGGTCATAAAACAGAATTTCTTTCTGTAGAACATTATACTTATGATAATATAATTACATTAAATGCTGGTGGTAATATAAAAAATTTTGGCATTAAAGGAAATATTAATGGCGTAAAAGAATATTTTTTATATGACTCAAGCTATGAATATTGGAGTACTTATGGAAGATTACTAAAATCAAATATAATAGGTGATTATGCGACTTTAACAAATAACATAAC